CACCACAGTTCTGGAGAGAGAGAATCTCCGCCGATTTTTGTCGGTAAATAATCTCAACCGCGACAGCATAGTCGGATTACCTGACTTCTTACGGTTCATTCAAGCTCCTGGTTTAACGCCACAGCAAATGGATGATCGTTATGACGCTGTTGCTGATTTTGCAGAACAAGCTCGCCAACAAGGCACTTGGGTAGACAATAACAATGTCGGATCCTCCCACACTATGGAGGCTGCAAAATACCCTTTTATGTCCTCAGTGCATACCCCCGTCCAAGAAGACTGGGCTGCATTAAACATGAAAGGATCCCTCTTACAATTCCATGATAATTATAAGAGAGACCAACGTGAGACTGAAAACACAATCAATCGGTTAGCTACTATGATAGTTACCTTGACACAGAAAGTAGAAGATCTCGCCGCTCTTAGTTTAAAAGAGCAAACCGGCTTGAAGGAAACAAGCCCTCCCCAAATAAAAACCCCCACCAACAAGAGTCCGCAAAATTCTGCAAAGAATTCCAAGACATCCTTGAAGAAACAAGAGTCAGTGACCTTAAATCAGCCACGGACGAAACCACTCCCAACCCCACCAATGAAGGATGGGCCGGAGAAAAAGCCAGTTATGTCGACGGAGTCTTTAGAACTACAAACGCCATGCCTTACGATTTCTACCGAGCAGCCCTCCTCAACTTCAACCTTGCCGGATATAAATTTGAGTCTGATGACACTCATGCAATCTATCGAGAAGAAGGTCTCCGTATTGGAACGACAAATGCCCGTTTCCACCCGCCAAAAGAGACCCGTGGGCCAAACAAACAGCTCTCAGAACTCAAAGAAAAGTTCCCCGAGCTCAACAACTGGACCTGGCCGCCAAGAAACCCGAAAGCAGAGAAAGCAAGTCTTATCTACCACCTCGGAAAACACGTCTCAGTCCCTCCCCCAAACAACCTCTTCCAAGCAATAGAAAAGGTTGTAGCGCTATACCCATCAGCCGCCTGTCCCACCTGGATAGGCAAAGAATGGTCCGAATGTCAACAGAACCTCAGGCACTATCCCTGGGACTCGTTGTTCAATGATGTAATCAATCAAGATGCATCACCTGGTGTACCTCTCACCATGGTCGCCACCACTAATGCAATGTTAGTGAAAGAGAGGAAACCTTTCCTTATTGATATGATACATGCCAGACTTTGGTCTATTTATCATGACACACCCACTTACAATAGTCTGTCCCCTGTGATCGATCCGCAAGTCGTTTTAGAACGCAACTTAGCTGACGCCATCAGGGTTTTCATTAAGTATGAACCTCACAGTAAAGAGAAAATAAAATTAAAGAGATATCGCTTAATAGCCTCTGTCTCCTTCGTTGACCAATGTGTTGAACGTTTACTCTTTGCCCCTCAAAACAGAATTGAGATCGATAATTGGGATAAAATTCCATCTAAACCCGGTCTCGGATTCGCCCAAGACGATGTCTTAGAAGAAATTAAGAAACAGTTATACTCCATCCCCCAAGCCACTGAAACTGATGTGTCCGCATGGGATTGGTCTGTTCAGTCTTGGGAGCTCATGGCCGACGCCATGATGCGATGTGCACTGTATAAGTATACCAGCTCAGCACAGAGAGCTACCGCCACACAATTCATTATGAATCGAGTGGCAATTATGTGTAACAACCCCTTCTCCCTTTCGAGCGGTAAATTAATTTTGCTGCCCATGCAAGGAATTCAGAAGTCCGGTTCTTATAACACTTCTTCCTCCAATTCGAGAATGAGAGTGCTCGCGCACTTTCTAATTGGAGGCACACGAGCTATGGCTATGGGTGACGATTGTGTAGAAACTTTCGTTCCAGAAGCTGTAGAGAAGTACGCAGCTTTAGGCCACACCATGAAGTTTTACGAAACTAAAAATGATGCCCTAGAGTTCTGTTCTCATGTGTTCAAAAAGTCTGAAAGGCCTTACCCAGTCAATTGGGATAAGACCCTTTTCCGACTGCTCTCCCAACCAGACTCACTACAAAATCGTGAAACTTTCGTCCAGTTTATTACTGAGATGAGAAACTTGCCGCAAGCCACTGAAATACTTGAAGAAATAATCAAGTACGAGCATTGGACTACGCCCAAGAAACCACATATTGTAGAGCAATCTAAAGCCGGCAGGCTGATTGGTTCCTGCCAAAATAAACCTAGAATGGTTTCTCACGCCAAAACAACAAAAGCCCCGAAACCCACTCTAAAGAGGGAAAAGAATATATCCCTTAATATGGTTCGCCCTATTAAAAATTCACATCCTAACGAACACCTTCGCCGCGGTCCGCTCACTGCTCACAAGGGCCCAAGAGCCCCTGTCGCAGTTGGCTTTAAAACGCCCGGCGCCTCATACTCTTCAAGACGTATAGGTCACAAGGAATACGTTAAAGGCACCTGTATTGCTTACTCGCTTACTCCGTGCACCGGTCAAACAGGCTCCACTGAATCCAGAATGGCCCTAGTTTTACCTGTCACCCCTTATTCTATGGGTGACCCTCGACTCGCTTTCTTAGCCGCATCTTATCAGAGATATAAGATAAAGAGCATGAGAGCCCGTTACTTGCCTCAAATCGCCTCCACTCAAGGAGGAGGTGTGATGATGGCTTTCCAAACTTACTTAGAAGTTCCTCCATCCTACTCAAGCATCGACTTACGTCGTTACTTGGGAGCTCTAGAGGGCGTTAAAGAATCTAATGCTTGGACCTCGTTTTCTGTCACGTTACCAAAAGCAGAATATCTCCCTTCTTACATCTGTTCCACAACCGATACTGACGTCACCAATGCTGTACAAGCAATGTTTTTGGTGTCCTGTCAAGGTGTCGTGAACTCCATTGTATTAGGTGACCTTGAGTTTGATTACGAAATTGAATTTTCTAACCCTATCTCCCCACTTGCTCGTTTACCAACCACTAATTTTAATTTGGTTTTAGCCGCCGCCGTTCCCGCCGGATCTTCGCTAACTACCTACCAGGCTTCTAGTGTGATTCCTAATGGAATCTATGTTGCCACCCTGTTAAACGACCTCCAAGTAGGTGGAATACTTACAGCTGTTAATACCGCATCCGGTACCTTGCAAGCTGGTAATACCGTCATAGTAGACGTCAGCAATGCCACAGCGCAATATGCTGCTACTAGTATTATTTTCATATACGAATCACTCGCTGCCCAACAAAGTTCTGAGCCTATTAAGCTCTCTGTTGGTGCCACAACTGTTCCCTCTAACTACGCTATTAAGTTGTTCGCCTCGCGCGTTACCCAGCTCTCTAGTTACGGAACACTAGGCCCTATTGCCGTTCCAGACCCCCGTATGGTTGACCTTTACGACGATGTAAACGTTAACAATGTTTCAATTGACGCTGTCAATCCAAAACCGACCCTCTCAGTCTCTGATAGACGCCTGAATTTACCTCAGGAGTACCAGGAGCTTTACCCACACTCGGCACAACGCCGTTGAGTGCAACACAGCCCCGGAGAGGGCA